TTGGGGCGTGAATAGTGGTGGAGTTTTCAGAAAGGGGTATGGAAAGAATAAGAAAGAAGTTTGGTCTGCCTCCGAAGAGCAGAATAAGCAGTCGGCTACTGACAACACTTTGCGGACAGAGGTTTACACCGACAATCCTACTGCCCCGAACGGTACTGTGTCCAATGCTTCTGACGACAAAGATACTACTTTGTCATCAGATAAACAAATTTCGAGAGAAGAAAGTTCTTTGCAATCAACTGAAAACAAGGTTATACCGACAATTCAGAGTGCTGTTGAGACAGCATCGGCAGAGGTGAACACAGAGCCGACACCTGCACAAGCTGAGGCTGGTAACTACAAGAAAGGACACGTAACCATTGGCGATTTCAATATCACCATCGAGAACCCGGCAGGTAGTATTCGCAAGGGCATGGACGCTAACGGCAAGGAATGGAAAACCACCATGGCCAATGCCTACGGCTATATCAAAGGTACGGAGAGCGTGGACGGCGACCACATTGACGTGTTCTTGCATACAAACATGGATGAGTGGAATGGTCGAAAGGTTTATGTTGTGGACCAAACTACCCCGGACGGCTCTTTTGATGAGCATAAGGTTATGCTTGGCTTCAACGACAAGGACGAAGCTATGAGTGCTTACCTTGCCAACTATGACGCTACATGGGCGCAGACACACCCCGGCTTGCGCATATCCGAGACCAACCTTGAAGATTTTGACAAGTGGATTAAGTCGAGCCACCGCAAAATCAAACCATTTGCCGATTACTCCAATGTAAGCAAGGTAACGGACAATGCGCCGACCGTGCAGTCTGCAACCGCAATTACCGGCAACGGTTATAAGGTGGAGTCTAAGCCCTACACCAACAAGCAGAACAAAACCCTCGATACCTATCTTGTAACTTTTGACCGTGATTTCTCCAAAGAGGAGATGTCGGCACTGAGAGCCAAAGCAAAGGCTTTGAAAGGTTGGTATGACCGTGATACCAAAGGTTGGATGCTCCGCAGTGTGGACGATGCCAAAGCCTTTGCCGAAGATATTGTCGGCAAGAGCGAGGACGAGGTTGCAGATGAGGCTCCGCTGTCAATGACCGACATGGAGAAACCTGCAATGCGCGAGGTTGATGTCATGGGCTTAATGGGCGCAGTCCGTACTGCCACGGAAGAAACCCGGAAAGACGGCAAGACTCGTGAGGTCAAGTTGAGCGACCACTCCAAGCCGGTAGAACCACAACAGCCCAAACCGAAAAAACGTAAGTGGATTAGCGATGAGGATGCCGCAGAGTTTGACGACCTGCGCAATAACCTCCGCTCTCACCTCGGTGCTGATGATAACATCGCACAAGAGGACGCTCCGACTTATGGTAAGCCTCAGCCCAAGCAGATGGACGCAGAGGTGCTTCGTATGGGTACACGCATGACCTATCTGATGATGAAAGGTGGTCTGCGCAAATTCTCCGACTATGCCGAGGCAATGGTCGATGAGGTCGGTGACGCTATACGTCCGCATCTCAAATCGCTCTATGCCGCCGCTCAAAACATGGAGGAGGTAATGCAACTCGGTTGGGATGAAGAAATGGATGACCGCAAGACTGTCAAAACCTTTGATGTCTATAATTTCGACAAGACCGGAGCCAAAGACATTATCGAGACTGCGCAGCACGTAACCCAAGAGGAAGCCTCGCAGCAGCAGACTGAACAAATAATACAATCCTTAAAAGACCAACGTAATGAGCAAAGGAAACAAGAGGCTGACGAAACATCAGCAGATACAAAAACTATTATCGACAAAGCAGAGACTACTGCAAGTCAAGTCGAAAGTAAACTCGAAAGTGCAAGAACTGAAGAAGATGCCGAAAGACTCTCTGAAAGCCTCGACAAAGAAATAGAAGCCGTCAACGAGCAACTTGCCCTCCTCGGCTACTATGAAGCAGACCATGTGGACAAAGACTTTAACGAGGCTTACGGTTATATGCGCAACGCCGAGCGTAAGGCAACACAAGATGCTCATCGGCTTGCAACTCAGTTAGCCTCAGACCTCGGACTGACTTTACCCGACCCGAAAGACAAGGTGAAGAAAGCGAAGCCTTACGGTTTCGGCAGCAAGATAGCCCGGAGCAACATAGCCCCGGCAGGTGGAGAGGTACACATCACTTTACCTTTGGCTGAGGACAAAGAGTTGTCGATTACACTCTACATGGAACCCAATGCTAAGTGGTTGGAGAATGGCAGGGCTGACGGCAATAGAGATGACCTCGTATTCAACGGTGGATATTTCCGAGTTGAAAACCCCAACGGCAAAGGTTTTGACGGCAGGTATCTAACCGGCAACAATAATATCAATGCCAATGTCACCTATGACGAACTTCTTGTTGATGTTCGCCGTGCCGTCCGTCACCTCCTACCAAGCGAGGAGGTGCGTCCGTCTGCACCACTCACACCGCAACCCGGCGAGGACATGGTGAAAATGGCTGAGCGAGTTGCCAAAGACAATGAGCCTAAGAAACCTACCATTCAGCCGGAGCAGACAATAGGTAATTTGTTCGGCAGTCTTTTTGACACCGTAGAACGCGAGACACCTCAACATACAACAACATCAAAAACCAAAGAAAATGAGAAAACTGACGTACAACCTCGCACCGAAGAAGCCGGGCGAGGGAGACAGCAACCGCGACCTAATGAACCGTTGGGAGAGAGCGCAGAACATGAAAATGAGCGAACTAACGGAGGAAGAATGGCTCAACGTAGCGGAGAGCATTCTGTGTCTGACACCGAGCGAAGCGGAAGCGTATCTCGACCACATCAGGGCGAGCGAGGCGTAGAACAGCCCAAAAACACTCGCAACAACCATGCTGAGCGTGGCATGGACTATGCGCCCAAAGGTGAAAAGGCTCGTATTGATGCTAACATCGCCGCCATCGAACTTGCCAAGCGTCTGCTCGAAGCAGGTGCAACCGCCACACCCAAAGAGATGGAGGTGTTGCGCCGGTATTCCGGTTGGGGCGGTCTCGGTGCAGCATTCAACGAGGGTGAGCGTTGGTCTCCCAACCCTATCAACAAACGTCTGCGCGAGTTGCTGACTCCGGAGGAATATGAGGCCGCAGTGATGAGCCGTAACAGTGCTTACTATACTCCTGCTCCGGTTATTGATGCCATGTGGGATATTGCAAGGGCACTCGGTTTCAAAGGCGGTAATATGGTCGAGGGTTCAGCTGGTATCGGCAACATCATAGGCTTAATGCCCACCGACCTCAGCCAACGGAGTATCATTCACGCCGTGGAAATCGACAATACCACCGGCGGCATATTGTCATTGCTCTACCCCGATGCAAAAGTTGAGGTGCAAGGTTTTGAGCAGACACGCATACCAAACGGCAGCGTTGACCTCGCCATAACCAATGTACCTTTCGTTACCGGACTCCACGTCATGGACGAGAGCGGCGACAGCGACCTCTCAAAAAAATTCCGTGACATTCACGACTTCTGTATTGCCAAGAACGTGCGTAAACTCCGTGAAGGAGGTATCGGTATCTTCATAACATCGAGCGGTACACTCGACAAGTCGCAGAAACTCCGCAGTTGGCTCGTAGGTGACAAGGAGGGCAACGCAGATGTTGTTGGCGTGTTCCGTATGCACAATCAAACATTTGGTGGCACTGCGGCCACCTCTGACATTATTGTGGTTCGCAAGCGTGTCAATGGTCACAAGAGTGCCAACGCCATTGATGTTAGTTCGGTTTCCGCTCTTCGTACCGTAGCATATGAGAATGACAAGGGTAAGACCAAAGACCTGCCCTTGCTCATCAACCGTTATTTCATCGAACACCCGGAAAACATGGGTGGTGAAATGTTCTTTGGTTTTGAGCAGGGCGACACATTCCGTCCCACCTCTATGGGATTGTTCCCTATGCGTAACGCCGACCAAGCTGAGCGCATGGTTGCGTGGGTCAAAGGTCTCGCAGAAATGGATTGGAAAACAGAAACTGTCAGTCCTACCTCCGAACTGTCCACACATATCAATGAAGCACTCGGCGAAAATGTCAAGGAGGGCAGCATGGTTCTCGATAGCGATAACAATCTGTGTGTCGCTCGTATGGGTCGTGCTGTTCCTATCACCGTCAATAAGAACAAAATCAAGGGACACACCAAGCAGGAATGCTTCACAGATTACTCCGAGATTAAGAGCGCACTTGACGAGGTTCTGAAATATCAGACGGAGCATGATGACGATGCTGGGCTTCAGCCGTTGCTCGACCGCCTTAACACAGCATACGACTCCTTTGTGGAGAAATACGGCAACCTCAACCGCAATGTCGGCTTGGCATGGCTTCGCAACAACGACATCGACTATCCGAGTATCGCAGCATTGGAGACAATCAGCGAACGTGGCTCAAAAGATGGCAAGAAGATAGTGTCGTTCGGCAAGACCGACATTTTCAGCCGCCGTGTTGTCGATAAGGAGAGCGAACCTGCCCCGAAGAATGTCAAAGATGGCATTATCGCAAGCCTCTACAAGTTTGGTCGCATAGACCCGGCGTATCTGTCGGAGCAGTTGGGTAAGAGTGATACAGAGGTCAAGCAGGAAATTATCGAAAGCGGATTGGGTTTTGAGGACCCGACCACCGGACAAATGGAGGTGTCGTATGAATACCTAAGCGGCAATGTGCGTGAGAAACTCCGTCAAGCAAGGGTAGCCAACGAAAGCACTCCCGGCGCATACGATGCCAACATCAAGGCTTTAGAGTCTGTCGTGCCTATGAATATCCCGGCGCATCTCATCGAATTCACTCTTGGTTCGTCATGGGTAGACCCTAAACTCTATGAGCGATTTGTCAAGGAACGTACCGAGTTGGATGTGACGCTGACAAACGTCGGTGGCACATGGCATATGTCGGAGCCGTGGAATACTGACCGCCCAAAGAATGCAGAAATGGGTGTCCGCAGTGAGACCCTGGGTGTGTTCATTCCCGGTCACAAACTCATTGAGGCCGCTATCACCAACAAGACTATCACCGTCAGCAAGACCTATCGCAACTATGACGGCACTACTGAGACCAAGACCGACCCTGAGGCCACAACTGCGTGTGCCGCTAAGGTTGATGAAATTCGCCAAGACTTTAAGGATTGGGCGCGCGACCTCATGCAGCAAGACCCCGAAATGTCTATGCGCATGGAGGAAATCTACAACGAGCAGTTCAATAATTCCGTGCCTAAGTCTATTCCCGATGAATTTATACCGGAACATTTCGGAGGAGCTGCCACTATGGTGGGCGGTAAGCCTTTCCACCTGCGCCCTCATCAAGCGAAGGCGGTAATCCGTGCTACCACACAGCCGGTTCTGTTGGCTCACGAGGTTGGCACCGGTAAGACCTACACCCTCATCACTACAGCTATGGAAATGCGCCGTCTCGGTACAGCCCGTAAGCCTATGATTGTGGTACAGAACGCTACGGTTGGGCAGTTCGTGGCAAGTGCCAAAGCACTCTACCCCAACGCGAAGGTGCTAACTCTTGAAGATGCAGACCGCAACGCAGAAGGTCGCAGAGCATTCTATGCCAAAATCAAATTCAACGATTGGGACATGATTGTTGTACCTCAGTCGGTATTTGAGCGTATTCCGGACAGCGTGGAGCGTCAGACCAAATTCATTCAAGACAAAATAGAAGAAAAGATGCTTGTGCTTGAGCAAATGAAAGAAGCTGACCCCGATGGCAAAAGCATGATTGTTCGCCAAGCCGAGAAAGAAATTGAACGGTTGAACGATGAGATTGCACAAATCGTCAGCGGCGAAACTCCTGCTCCCAAGTCCGGAAAGAAAAAGGACGAGAAAAAAGCCGCCGTTACTCGGCAGAACGCCGAGGTTAAGGCTCGTGAAATGCTCGACCGTGAGACTGACGATGTTGAGGATTTTGACAGCATGGGCATTGACGCTATATTGGTGGACGAGGCGCACGAATACAAGCACCTCGGCTTCGCCACTGCAATGCAGCGTGGTGTCAAGGGTGTAGACCCCTCATATAGCAAGAAGTCGCAAGGTGTGTTCTTAAAGACACAAGCCGTATTGGAAAAGACCGGTGGTAAGAATGTTGTCTTTGCAACCGGCACACCTATCAGTAACACCGCCGCCGAGATATGGACATTCATGCGCTACCTCATGCCGGCAGACGTAATGAAAGACTACGGCATCTACTATTTTGATGACTTTGTTCGCAACTTCGGCAACCTGCAACAGATGTTGGAGTTCTCGACAAGTGGCAAGTACAAAGAGAATAACCGCTTTGCCGGGTATGTGAACCTTCCCGAACTTGTGCGTATATGGTCCACTGTAGCCGACACCGTTCTCACTCGTGAGGCCGGTGGTGTGAGTGACAAGATACCACAAATGGAGGGTGACAAGGCACAAGACATCTTCCTGCCTCAGACACGTGCATTGCGTGCCATCATGAAATATGTCAAGTCGCAACTTGATGATTACGATAAGATGAGCGGCAAGGAGAAGAAAGAGAACAGCCATATTCCCCTCGTCATGTATGGTATTGCCAAAGCCGCCGCTGTTGATGCTCGTCTCGTACAAGCTGATGCAGAGGATGACACGAACAGCAAGACTAATGAGGCCGTGCGTCAGACCCTGCGCTCCCTTGAAGATACCAAGGGCTATAAGGGAACGGTTGCTATTTTCGCCGACAATTATCAAAACAAGGCGACCGGCTTTAATCTATATGAGGACATTCGCAAGAAACTCATCGAGGCAGGTGTCCCGGAGGAGCAGATTGTCGTGATGAAATCCAACATGACAGTCAAGAAGAAACTTGAAATCTTCGACAAGGTTAATTCCGGGGAGGTTCGTGTCATCATGGGTAGTACCTTTACTCTCGGTACGGGTGTGAATATCCAAGAGCGACTGCACACACTTATTCACCTCGATGCGCCGAACCGCCCGATGGACTACACACAGCGTAATGGCCGTATCCTGCGACAAGGCAACCTCCACCGTGATTGGAACCTCCCGGTGAGAGTGCTTCGTTTCGGTGTTGAGGATAGTCTTGACGTAACGGCTTATCAGCGACTGAAAACCAAAGGTGCTATTGCAGACAGCATTATGAACGGCAAAAACCTCATGGGAAATTCTATGGAGAGCCGCTCTTTGGAGGAAGAGCAAGACTTGTTTGGCGACATCACCGCACAACTCTCCGGCTCTGAATATGCCCTGCTGAAAAATCAGATTGAAAAAGAGGTGCGCAAACTTACTGCCAAATTGAAATCATGGGAGGCTGACCAAACCTATATCCACAACCGCAAGCGTCAGATTGCCGGACAGAACAAAGAAGCCGAAAAGCGAATTACTGAAAACAAGGGCTATCTTGAAAAGGTTGAGGCTGCAACAATAGGAGACATAACTGTTGGCAGACTCTCTTTCCCCTCTGTTGATGCTATGGAGGATTTCTTCTCCGAGCAGAATAAAAAGAAACGCGAAGCGCAAGAGCAGGTGCGTACAGCCGGATATGGCGGTAGGTCTACAACAATGGATATAACCCTGAATATTGGAGGGTTTGATTTCAATGTTCACACTGAAATCAAGCAGGAAATGAAGCAGGGTCAAGGTACACTGTTTGCATCTGCGCCGACAAAGATGACCTACTCCTGCCCCGAACTTGGTATTGAGGCTATGCCGGTCAAGGAGAACCTCATCAAGAATGCCGTTGTTGAAATCATGGAAGATGTTGTCAGCGGCAAGGACTTCCGTGAGCGTATAGAAGCTGCAGAGCGTTCTATTGAGCGTGGCGAAGCCGAACTTAAATCAATGGAAGCGAGAGACGGCGTTCCTTTCCAATACTCCGAGGAACTTGCAAAGGCCGAGGAAAAATTAGCTGAGTACGAAGAGTTGATGAAAAAGGAGATGGAGGAAAAGGAGGCTAAGTATGCCGACATGGATAAAGATGTTGAAGCCGCAACCGGTATCGAATACTCTGAGGAAGATGAGGGCGAAAGCACTACGAATGAACCGGAGACATCTTACAATTCAGAAAGAAATCGTAACTTTGCAAATAGTTATGAAACAAAAGATGGAGAAACAATCAAGTTCAGCTCCGAAAACCCCGAAGCCTACGGAGTACCCGGAGCCAAAGACGGAACTGACGATAGTCGGACCGGAGCCTCAGACCTACAACAGCAAGGTGGTTCCGGACTTGAAGCACGTAATAATCGACTGAACACCGAAAACGGAGAGTTCAGCCTTGTAGAACGTGTGTTCACAGAGACCGGTTCATTCAATTTCACAAGTGGAGAGCGGATTGAGAGTGCCGAGGATGTGGCATTCATCTTCTCTGCGCTTGAAGATAAGGCAAAGGAACATTCATTTGTCGTTCTCGTCAAGGACGGCAAGCCGACTGTTGTAGAACTTGGCATGGGTTCGTTCAACGCGACAATGGTTGATATTCCCACCGCAGCGTTGGCATACGACCGCATACGACCCGATGAGGTTTACTTCGTACACAACCACCCAAGTGGCAACCTCAAATGCTCGCCGCAAGATGTGCAGATGCTCAAAAAGTTTGAGGATATGTGCGATGTGCCGGTGCATGGTGTCATTATCAATCTCAAGACAGGGCATTATGGCACGTTCGATACAAGTGGAGGTTCTGGTATAGGTAGCAAGCGTACTCCCGACAGTGAAAGTCCGCTGACTGTTCATACCCTCGACAAGCAAATATTCGCACCCGACTATGACCCAATGATGCAACCGCAGGTGCGCAGTTCTGAAGATGTAGCCGCATTCCTCAACTCCCACCGTATGGGCGACCGCGCAAAAGTTTCATTCCTCATATTGTCGAGAGCCAATAAAATTGTCGGCAACATCCACACTCCTTACACAAACATTCCTACAGATACTGATGAAATGGCACGTTATATCTCAGAGCGTGTTATTCAGTTCGGCGGCGAGAGTGCAATTCTGTATGGTAACTTTGCCATTGACCACAGCGAGAGCGGCGCATTCAACAAACTGAAACAAAGCTTGCAGAAAGTTGGAGGAACTAATCTACTTGATGTTGTCAATGTCGAGGGCAACTATACCAAGAGTGCCAACAACGAGGGACTGCTCTATGAACCCGGCAGCGAGTATGGCGCATCTTCTGACAGCGACATACGCTTCCGAGAGGTAGAGGACGACAAGGTGCTCACAGAGTTTGCAGAGGGTAAGACCGTCAAAGCCTACCGCACAATGCAGGTGATTGACGGTAAACTCTATTCGCCAATGGCTACAAAGGTCGGCGGCAAGGCAACCCCGGAAATCAAACTCGGAGTGCCGGAGCAGAGCGAGGAACACCCCGAAATCATCAAAGGCACAAAGATTGGCAAGGATGGTGTCGAGCAGGGCTATGTCGTAATCGACAAAGGACTTGGCAAAGGCACACTGACAGTTGCCTACAATCCTTACGCTCATACATCACGCACAGTCCTTAATGACCAATTCTCGTCAGCCTACATTCGTCCCAATCTTGTGACTGTCGAGGTTGAGGTGCCGGAGAGTGAATTGACAAGCGGTTATCGTGCGCATATGGCGAAAGATGCCGTAGGTGAAATCTCTTGGCACAGCGGCAGCGTGAGCGGACAGTTGTCAGACCTCGGCAAGCCTCGCCGTGTAATCCTTACTCGATATGATAAACCTGTTCGCATTGTTCCATTCAAGGAGGTTGCAGAAATGATTGCAGCACAACTTGACGGGACGGACATAGTTATTCCCTACAATGTAGTTCAGCCTCAGCTTCGTGCAGAATTAGAGCGTCTCGGCATGACAATCAGCGAGGAAGCTACTGGCTCCGTATCGGACGCACAAGAATTCGGTAAGGCTGAGTATGTAACCGACCAAGAGATTGAGCGCATCAATGCTCATCAACAGGAAATGGCTCAGACTTCACCGGAGGCCAAGAGCAACCATGCCAATAAGTTGTCGAAGAAATTCAACACTCCTATTCGCATTGTAGATGATGTGAACGAATTTACTGATGCAGATGCCAAACGGCAACAACGTATGCGGAGCAGTAAAGGCTGGTATAATCCGGTTACCGGCGAGGTTGTCATTGTCGTTCCCAACAATATCAATGTTGAGGACGTTGCCGAAACGGTATTCCATGAGGTCGTAGCCCACAAAGGACTGCGTGAACTGATTGGTGATGAAAGCTACGATGTTTTCTGTGATGAGGTTTATAGCCATCTCAAAGATGATTTGAAACAGCAGGTGGATGAAGAAACCACACGCAGTTTTGAACAGGAACCGGAGAAAGGCTACGAACACGCCCGTAGAAAGAGCATTGATGAAATGTTTGGTCGTATGAGTGAGAAAGGCTTTGAGGACTTTACAAAGGCCGAACGAGGCATTTGGGCAAAACTGAAAGCCAAAGTGCTTGAAGCCATTAACAAATTCCTCGGTTCTCTAAAACTTCCCAAATGGGTAAAACTCGGCGACAATGAATTACGCTATATGCTTTGGCGCAGCCATGAAAGACTGCGTGACAAGGGCGACTATGTTGATGTCGCTCGTGATGCAGCAAAACGCAACGAACTTGGACTAACAGCTGAGGCTCGTTTCCGAGATGGTGAGACTGACGATATTTGGAAAGACCACAGCGTAGGATTGGAGGAGCGCATTACCAATGCAGCCATTCGCCTCAGCAATAATCAAAGCGCAGACCTTACGTTGCGTAATGATGCAATGAGAGCGATTGCCAACAACTTGCAAAGCCTCCTTCACTCCATGCGTAATCGTAGAGGTACAACGCAAAGTTTCAAAACCGCAGACCGCAAAGTTAAGGCTGCAGTTGTCGATGCTCTCAACGTACAAGCGATGTATGACCGTAGCACCGTAAAACGTGTGGCAGACCTCGCACGCATTCTTATGCAGAACGGATACCTTTCCGGTATGACCTCCGGTGAGATGCAGAGACTTTTGTCTGCCGTCAAAAACGCCACAGCCATGCAAGACACCAGCGAGTATGTTCAAAAGATTATGGGCATAATGGTTGATAACCAACTCCGTAATGGCGAGGCCACCCTGAGACAACTACTTGCAATCCGTGGCAGCAAGGTCGATGCACGAGGCGTGGAGGTGCAGGGCGCACTCGATGTGGAGGGTCAGCGCACAATGGAGGTGGTGAAGAAAGCAATGTCACTTACCGAGGACGACATAACAGACTGTATTGCCGAGGCTTTGAATCGTATGAGTGACCCCGATAATACTATTGCCGACCAAGCAGCAATAGAATATGCCGGACTCAACATGGCTCTTGACTATGTTCAGAATATCGCCAACAGTAAAGCGGAGGAAAAAACTCTGCGTGACAGTATCAAAACAGCAAAGGAAGATAAGGACGCAGGACGGCTCACAGCTGATGCGTACAAGCAGTTTGTAGAGTCCACCGAGGACGCAATCCGCAAGAATAAGATTGAACGAACAGAAGCGTATTTCACTCTTGTAGGCAGATTGTCTGACTCCCTGCGTGGCAGTATCGAGAACGCTAAGGCTTTCCGCGAGGCAGAAAAGGCTCGTGTCAATATGATACACCACAACGCCAACTCTGACATGGAGGGCAGACCAACTAACGAGCATCACAAGGACGATTGGAAAGACAAGGTAGCCAACAACGGTTTCGTTCAATTTCTTTTTGCACCTCTCGGCACATTCGACCAGATAATGCGAGTGTTTGGTAACAAGAGTGCCAATGGCGAAGGCTATCTGTGGAACCGCTTTATGCGCGGTTGGGTAGATTGTCGCAACAAAGAGTTGCAGGGTGTCAAAGATAAGTTTGCACAACTCGATGCAACGGCTGCAAAACTGTTTGGCAAGGGTAAGACGTGGGGCGATGTTATCCGCATGGAGAGCAAACTGCCGAAAGCTACTGTTTCATTTTGGGATGGCGGCGAAATGCGCGACCACGAGCTGACGCAGGGCAACCTCCTCTACATCTACATGGTTGATAAAATGACAGACGGACGTATGAAATTGCGCCGTATGGGTATCACAGAGCAGGATATTACCGATATAGAGAATTTCCTTGACCCTCGTTTCAAGGCTCTTGGTGATTGGTTGCAAGATGAGTTTCTTGTCGCTACTCGCAACGAATACAACGAAACCCACAAACGTATGTTCGGCGCATCAATGGCGGCTATTGAGAACTACTTCCCATTGAAGATTTTGGCAAATGCTCGAATTGATAAAGAGGAAGATGTGAATCAGCAAAACCAACCCGAAGGCATCACCACCAAGACCGGCAGCATTATTAAACGCCGTGTGAACAACCTCGCCCTTGACATCACCGGCGCAGACGCATTAAGCGTGATACTCGACCACATTACCCAAATGGAACATTGGAGTGCATATGCCGAGTGGAACAGAGACCTGAACACCCTGCGCACATACAAGCGTTTCCGTAATCAAGTTATCAATATGACAACTGTGTACGGTGGAGGACGCAAGTTGTGGGAGAATTTCAATGACTTGTGCCTTATGGCAGCAGGTGAATATCGCCCACCTATTGCCAAACTTGACAAGAGCGCAGTCAATATCGCCAAAGGTGTCACTGCTGCAAAGGTCAGCTTCCGAATGTTTACAGCGTTGAAGCAGTTGCTTTCCGCTCCTGCATACGCACCGGAGGTAAGCGTCAAAGCCATTACCAAGAGTATTTCCAACCCCTACGGCGATTTCAAATGGTGTATGGAGAACTTGCCAATCTTCCGTGAGCGTTGGAGCAGCCGTATTAGCGGTGACCCACGATTGCTGAAAAATGATAAGGATTGGGCGATGTGGCGCAGTCGTGTCATGGAAATCAGCCAACGTATTGGTATGACACCTAATGCCTTTGTTGATGCAGTAACCGTCAGCATAGGAGCAAGAGCTATGTACGAAACTCGCTTGAAACAGTATCTTTATGAGGGTTATCCGGCAGATGCAGCCGAGGAAAGAGCCAAGCAGGACGCAGCCATTCTTTTCAATCAGACACAGCAGTCCTCCGAGTCACCTTTCCTTTCGACAATGCAGGTGGACCACTCATGGTTAAGCGTAGTATTCTCGATTTTCCGCAACTCATCAATGTCTTATACACGACAAGGTTATGATGCCTTCCGCAATCTCAAACGTAATCTTACTCCGGGTCAGAGAGCAAAGAGCGTAGAATTTATGGCGAAGCAAATACTCCGTGATTGGAACATTGACCCCGACACTGCCACAGATAACGAGCGCAACAAGGCTGAGAACGCAGCCCAAAAGTGTTTCCGCAGACAAATCAAGAAAGATATTATCCGTGTGGCTACGTTTAACTACATACTTCCGTGGCTGTGGCTACTCGGTCCATATCTGCCTTACATTATTTTTGGCGATGATGCAGACGAAAAAGATAAAATGTGGGACGATGCTGCAATTCACGCAATATTTGGAAGTGTAGAGGGTTTGACCGGCGGAGATGTAATGAGCAGCTTCGGGAATATGGCGGCAAGTGGTGAATGGAATTTCAACCAACTCACCAAAGATATGCCGTTGGCAAGCGACATTAACACTATTGCAAACAAATTTATCGGAGGCAAGAACGCAGAGGCAATTAACGACATCATGTTCTTAATTGTTCAGTCTGGTATCGGCATGAACCCTCAGAGCATCACAGATGCAGCAGTAGCATTTATGGACGCTTGCGGTGATGACCCTGCATTATGCCACGAGGCAGCAATCTTTGTTATGCGAGTGTTGCAAGTACCGCAGAGCCAACTCGACAAGATGTATTTTGACGAAATTGGTTTGAGCGGTGAGGAAGCAAGTAAACTGACTCCGGCGCAATTGGCTCAGCGTTATGCCGAGTACAAGGTGAAGCGTGGCACACCTCTTACTCCGTGGTCATGGGACGATGAGGAGAGAACGGCAAAGTATCTCAAATCAGCGGAAACGAAAATGAAAGAACGCTTGGAAAGTCAAGGCGATGCTGCAGTAAATGAAGCATACGCCGACTTAGAGGCTCGATACAACGCCGTTGATGCCAAAGCGAAAGAGGCAAAAGACTTGATGAAAACCGATTATGCAGCCGCAGCCCAAGCACACGCAGCCTTGCAGAGTGACCCGGACTTCGGAGTTTATCAGCGTTTTGGTAGCCTTGACAAGCAACTCAATCGTATCTCCAAAATGTGGCTATCGGCAAAGTCTCCGGAGGAGGCTACTCTTGTCTCCTCAACCATTCCGGCTTATCGTGCCGGAATGGTGAAAGTCCTACAAGCGGAGACTGTTGAGGCTCAACAATCAGCAATGTCAGAACTGACAACGCTGATGAATGAGTTCTACGCTAAATATCAAACTATGCAGCCGAAACCTATGCAACCCAACAGATAAAGTTCTCAATGTGTCGGTGGTAAGTAACTTTGCCACCGACACTAATATATACTTCCGATATGGCTATTAAACTGAATAGATTGAGTAAAGTCAAACCTGCGAGTGTCGAGGAAATGGACAGCATCGCAAAAGCGCGGTCGCAAGGTAACGATATGCGCAGGGCAACCGATGTGTTGCTGCAAGCACAAACACTATATCAAAATATGTACCGCTTTCGCCGTGAACGGGAGCGGAATAAACGCTATAACTACGGCGACCAATGGAGCGATATGGTTTGCGTGGGTGGTAAGCGCATGACTGAGGAGGAATACATTATGAAGCAGGGCAACATCCCTTTGAAAAACAACCTCATTCGCCGCCTCGTCCGCAACGTAATCGGTGTGTACCGCAGTCAGGCAACCGAACCGACCTGCTACGCCCGTGACCGAGATGAACAGAAACTTGCCGAAACCATGTCCACCGTCCTGCAATACAATATGCAATTGAACCGCATGACAGAATTGTATGCAAGAACAATGGAGGAATTTCTTATTTCCGGGATGATAGTACACCGCAAGTGGTTTGGACGAATGAATGATAAAGAAGATTGTTGGACAGAATATGTGCAGCCCAATAACTTTTTTATCGACAACAATATGCGTGATTTCCGCACATGGGATTGCGCCTGTGTAGGTGAAATTCATGATGTCAGCTTTGAAGACGTATGCCATGAGTTTGCCAAGTCGCCAAGCGATTATGCAAAACTCTCCCAAATATACAAGGCAGCAAGAGAGAAAATCGTGCTAACCCAATCATGGGAGCAGTTCGGCTTTTCGCAGTCGCCCGAAATGGATTTCCTTGTACCTCGTGATGAAAGCCGGTGCAGGGTTATTGAAGTATGGCGAAAGGAAACAAAGCCACGTTATTGGTGCCATGACTACAACAACGGTGATGTATTCAAGATTGAACTTGATGATTACAACGAAATGGTTTTAGAGGAAAACACCAGGCGCATTATGCAGGGTACGGCGGCAGGTATGCCACAAGAAGATATTCCCCTCATTCGTGCCGAGTGGTTTATGGACTCGTTTTGGTATTTCTACTACCTTACACCGTTTGGTGATATACTGAGCGAGGGCGAAACGCCATACGACCATAAAGGTCACCCCTATGTGTTCAAAGCATATCCGTTCATTGACGGCGAGATACACTCGTTTGTCAGTGATGTAATTGACCAACAGCGATACACCAATCGCCTCATTACCCTATACGATTGGATTATGAGAGCATCAGCGAAAGGAGTATTGATGATACCGGCAGACTGCATACCGAAAGGGATGTCACCCGAGGACTTTGCGGATATGTGGAGCAGACACGATGGCGTTATAGTATATACACCATCTAAGAACCACCGTGACTTGCCGCAGCAGGTTCAAGCTAATTCGACCAATATCGGTATTAACGAACTATTGAACCTGCAACTGAAATTCTTTGAGGACATATCGGGTGTGAACGGAGCTTTACAGGGCAAACCGGGTTATGCCGGAATGTCGGCTGCACTCTACAATCAACAGACACAGAACGCCACCACATCATTGCTTGACCTCCTTGATACGTTTAGCGAGTTTGTGCGTGATGCTGCTTATAAGGACGTAAAGAATATGCAGCAATTCTATGACCAAAAGCGAGTATTCAACATTGCTGGTCGAGTTGGCACACAGATTGAATATGACCCACGAAAAATCCGTGACGTTGAATTTGACCTTTCCATCGTGCCGAGTACGGCCACCCCTGCATACCGCGCAATGGCTAATGACTTCCTTATGCAACTGTGGCAACAGCAAGCAATCTCTTTGGAGCAACTTCTACAAGCAGGAAACTTCCCGTTTGCGGACGAGTTGTTGCAATCAATCCAATCGCAGAAAGAACAGTTGGAAGCCGGGCAGGTGCCGGAGGGTGTATCACCGCAGCTTATGGCACAGGTACAGCAAGGTGCAAACATGGAAGCTGTCAACCAACTACAAGGTGCAATGCATGGACAACAATTACAAACCGTACATGATTAAAATGATGCCGCCGATACCACTTCCGGAACATATTTAAGATTGTTGCTGCCGCGAGTTACGACTTGCGGCAGTTCCATTTCATAGAAACAAATATGCAAGCCGATGGCGCGTGTCATCAGCAAGTCATCGTGTGTCCCTTGTTTTGCACCGAAAGAGCCGTTAGGTTTTTTCTCATAATTGAGATACTCATCAATGCAGCGTTTGTCACGTTCAACATATAACCCCTCACGAATTACTTTGACGAGAGTGGATATTATCATCGGCTTTGTGGCAATATTGGTATGGAAACCGTAACGTACTGGCAGTCCTTGAACGATAGCGTCCTCGGATTGCTTACGCGCGTATAGGTTGGGATAGATGTCTTTAATCTGATTGAGTATAGCAGCCGATTGGTCTCCGTCCACATTACGCTCCTTGTCGTGTGTTTCAAGAGTGTTACTTTCGATAACAAGCAGAGAGTTGTCGTAGAACGCTGCAATCTGTGCCGCTTTCCACGCTAACAAGTCCATGTCAATATGTCCATACCATTGAGCGACAACGGCAGGTTTGCCGCCGTCCATCATCAGCAGACGGTCGAATACGACAATAACAGACCAGTCCGCTTTATGGGAACGACCGCCGACATCGACAACAGTAAGGTATCTGTTAGTGACCTCCTCTTGGTCATTAGGGTTTACAGGGTCGGGCAGGTTCCAAACCCACAACATACCTTGTGAGTCAGCCTTAAACCGCAGGTCACGCAGTGCCTCCTCCCCTTCATCGCCGTGGGCATATATATCACCAACAAAGCGAGGCGGTTTCTTTGTTGTAGACCGTAGGGCTTCCACACAATACTTGTCGAACACGGCAGAACCGGAATTGACAAATGCCTCAACATCGTCAGACGGATATTCCGAAGCCATAGAGCCGTGGTCATGATATTTGGCGCGTTCCTCTACATACCAATGAATACCCTCTAACGATGCCCCAATCTCCCACAGCCACCACAGATATTTGCCGCACTCCTCACGGTCGGAACGTGCCGAACCGTTGAGTCGATTGTCGTAAAGCCATTTTGCGAAAGACATCAATTCCTCATTATTTGCGAATGGCAGTCGATAAAGTTCAATGTCGAACCACGATATAAACAGCGGTTCAAATTGTGATTTTATTTCCGGGTCTTTGGCTGCAACATATTCGTTGTGAAAGAAATTGCCAACACCGTTTGCAGTACTCTCATATACAATCATAGTATAAGGTCGATACAGCACACCTGAACACGCTGAGCGCACAATATCCTCCGGCTTCTTGCCGTCCGTGGCTTTCCACAAGCCAACCTCCGACAGATGCACAAGCGCATAGTCACCGCCACGACAGGAGTCCGGCGACTCCGCCGAGCCGATTGATATTGTGGCATTGCGTTGAGGTATGAGGTGCTTGAGACCGGAACGACCGACACCGACAAGTTTATCCTCATTCTCGGAATAGACATCTCCGACATCATGTAACATAGCGACTGGGTAGGCATCAATCATTTTCTTGAACATACCCTTGATAGTTTCAGCACCTTGATTGTAGTTAGATATGATGAGGGAGTTGAGACCGGTGCGATGGACGAGTTGCAACCACGCCATATAAAGTTGAGAGGTGGTAGAGCCGCCCCATTGTCGCGCTTTCAGCAGGATAATTCGGATAGGCTTACCTG